AGATTCCTCAGGACTTAAATCAGCGACTCTATCACTAAAATCATATAAACGTCTTGACGCATTTGATAATGATAATGCTGTTTGCGACCCAGGAGTTCCAAATTTAACCTGCCCAGAATTATATTTCTCTGACATTTTATTTCTCCTTTAATTACAATACATTACTTCGACTACCAGCTTTCACAATACCTTCCCATACAGAATCTTTTTCATCTTTTTTAATCGGTTGCTCACCTGATAAAATACCAGCTTGTTGAGGAACTGATTGATTTTGACGAATAGCATCTAATGGGTTTTCGTTACTTGCTTCGGTCTTATCTTGCGTTACAGCTTGCCACATGTTAATAGCGCCATCAATGCCATATTCTGCAGGATTTTTACTAGCAAAATCCATAAATGAATTAATTTGCTCTTGATTTAATCCTCTGTTAGAAAGTTCAGTTTGAAGTTTAGACATACCAACTTCTTTTTTAACTTCACTTACTTGGCTTTGAACACGTTTTTCAACTTCAGCATCTTGTAACTGTTGTCGATATTTAAACGACACAGACGATGGGTCATTAAAGGCTTCCCAAGGGTCAAACTCATCCTTAGATAATTCAATTTTTTCAGTTTGTGCAGTTGGTTGACCACCCTGAACCATACCAGTAATGGTATTTACTATATCAGGTCTTGATTCCAACATTTGACCAATCTGTTCATATTGTTTTAACTTTTGGTTTTCAGCATGTAGTTTATCTTTTTCTGATTGAAAATACTTAGCTTGAGATTCCCAATCATTATTAGATTCTTGCTGTTGAGTTGCTTCATCTTGCCCTACATTATCAGTAACTTGACCTTCTTCAAGATTGTTATTTTCTAATGCGTTATCCATTTTATTCTCCTTTTTTCTGCAATCTCTCTTGCTTTTCTTGAGCTTGGCTACGTACACGTAACTTCTCTGCTTCGAGTTTAACTGCATTTTCTAGTTTACCAACTGCTATAGTATTAGCAGATTTGGTTTTTGACTCTTGTGATTTCAACTCAGTTTTGAATTTCTCTACTTCACTACGTTTCCTTGCTGAGATTGACTCTCTGTGAGCTGTTTGTAAATCACCTTGTAAATTTTTAACTGCTTGTTGTGCTTGTTGTAATTGACCTTGCAATTGAGCCACAACATCCATTCTTTTAAGAACACCCTCTTTATCGAAAATATCTGTTTTCATTAAAGCTTCTGTTCTATCAATAAGTCCAGCTTGATATGCTTCCATGTATATTGACCATTCACCCCATTTATTTGATGGCATTGTAGAATTACCAATAACATTAATATCATATTGACCAATGCTTAAATCATTAATCATTTCATTTATAGCTTGTGATTTATCATTATAAACATTTACCATATATTCACTCATATCATTATTAGGTTGAACTACTCTAAATACTTTTTTATACGTATAATGTTCCTTAGCTAAATTATATATTACTTGTCCAAGCCTTCTAAGTGAACCTTCAATATCTCTTAATTTAGATTTACTACGTCTTTGACCAAAATCTTCTAACATCATTGTAGCTGAAGATGTATTTGGTGCAACAGCACTATTACCTTGCATCATTTCAAATATACCCATATTTAAATCAATATACTTCTCAATCAAAGAAGGTAATTGCATAACTGAGTTTGACAAAGGCTGTGGTGATGGAAAATGAGGAGCGCCAAAAGATGGGTCATATTCAATTGTTGCATTTGGATTAGCCCAACTTCTTTCTAATTCCTCAATATCGTCAACACTTCCTTGTGGTATAAGTAACTTTAATCCAGATGATGCTTGCGCATGAGATGTAATTAAAGACATTGTTTTATTTAAAAATCTTTGAAAATCTTTATTTTTTCTAACATCACTCATTGGATATGGTGTGTTAGTCCAAATGTTTGGTACAGGTACAATAGGATATTTATCAGTATTTAATATATATTCATATAAAACTATTTGACCTAATGTACATGTAAGTTTAATTCTTGTTTGCTGTACTTCTACAACATCAATCAATCCATTTTCTAAAGCTTTAGCAATTTTATCATCAGCTAAAAACTTTTCCATATTTTTTGTATCTAATATTCTTTCTTCACCAGATTGAACATCCATAATTCTATAGTAAGGAACTTTAACTTTAGAAAAATATTCTATTAATTGATATTTTTGTGAACCTTCACCTGTATCTTTATCTTTAACATAGTCAGGTGTAAATGTACCTACTGTTCTTTTATTAAGTGGTGATGGATAGGTATCATCTTCATAATATGATTCAACAAGGTCAATTAAAAGTTTACCATCTTCTTGTTCTTCTGATAATTGTGGGTATAAATCTAATAATTGAAATTTTGTAAATATTGTAGATAACATCATTCCTGTAGAATCATCAAAATACTTACTTCGAGCATTTGGGTCAACTACAACTCTAAATGGGTCAACATATGTAAATTTAACTTCACCTCTACCATAATCAGCTTCCCTGTCAACATATGCATAAAAATAACCAAGCCCTGTAACAGAATAATCATGTATAGTTTGTTTAAATACTTCATTACCATCTGATATATTCCATATATAATCCATAACAGTTCTCCAGACAGCTGCTAAATCACTATCAGAATCTTCTCTTGGCATTGCAGAAAACTTTGGTGGTTTAGATGTTATAATGGCTTTAAACTGTTCAATAGCTGAATATATCCTATCTAATGGTATATTTGATTGATTTCTTTCAGCAAGAGCATCAGCCTCATCTTCAGTAAAGTGATTACCTAAATAAAAGTCAATATCTTCGCGAGCATGGTCTTCCCACTCTTTACGAGCATCTGACCATCTATCCCAAAGTTCTTTAACGTAAGTTGCTTTTTTATCGGATTTAATCATGTTGCGTAATATATAACATATTTATTATAATAATCAACCCCTTGCCCCTGTAATCCAATTATAGGTTTTTCTAGGTTTTTCCCACTCTTCTTTATTATTTTTAACTTTTTTTACTTTACTAGCTGATTTATTGCCTTTTGCATATTGTGTTGATAACCAAAAAGCATCAATAGTATCATCATGAGTTCCTTTTGGAAAATCTAATAATTCACCAATAAATTCATGCATATCTTTTTTTAGATGAACAGCTCCTGCTTTAAACATTGGCTGTAAACCTTCAAACAGCCTGTCTTTCTTTTTTTGATTACCATAATTTTTTATACCTTGTTCTATACCAGGAAGAAACTTTCCTTCTTTTTTACTTCTTTTGTGTATATAATCTCTTAACATTTCCTGATATGATATAGTTTCAATG